CCTAGACTTGGGCCAGGTTGTAGACCTGGCCTGTTTGCCAACGTTCGGCGGGGCTGACCCGCTGAAGACGACTGAGGTCTGGTCGTGGGACAAAAAATCCGTCCTGGTCGCTGATGGATCGAAGTTTTCCATCGCTCCTCGCTGCAAATGCGGGGAGGCCAGTTTCCACTGCACCTGCGAATAACCATTCCCCCCGGATTTCACAGCGGGGATAACAAAATAAAAAAGGAGAAAAAATGAAGATTAAAACAATCGAAATAAAAAGATCTGCGGTAGTTGCCGAGTTTTTATCCAACCTGAAAAGGGTTGGATCTCATGATTGGTCAATCTATGCCAATCAAGATGGCGAGGTAGACACTTTCAATAATGCAGATCCTTTGTCCGGATGGACATTCGTAACGGGGTTCTGCGGAGCCTGGGACAACCTCCAGAACGACGAAGAGGAAGCGAAGTGGTTGATGTCAAAGGAAGGGTTCGACTGGGCGCAGATATCCCAGGCCATGGAAGAGGATTTAGAGATAAACTCTGTCATGTGTGAGGCAGATGAGGATGGAGGGTATGAATTTCAGAAGTTTGAAGTCAACTTTACCTAAAACCCACACCCCGGCTCACTACCGGGGAAACAAAAAAGGAGAAAGGCCATGGAAATAAAGAGACCAGGTGCCGGAAGACCAGCGCTACCGGAATTAGAGAAAAAGACGCAAATAACCGTTAGACTTCCTCGCAATCTTTTAGATTGGCTGGACGACCAGGAGTTGAGCCGTGCCAAAATAATGGCAGCGGCAACGGCAAAGGTGCACAACCTTTGCCCGGACTGTTTCAGGCCGCTACATAAATTTCACAATTGTGAAAACAACCCGGTAAAATAATGGCAACGGCAAAGGTGCATAGTGATATTTTTTTAAAAAAAAGGAACGAAAATGGAACAGCTTAAGTTGTGGGCGATTGACCGGCTAATTGAGTATGAAAACAATCCGCGTAAGCATAATGTCAATAATGCCGTCGACCGCGTTGCAGCTGCCATTATGGAGTTTGGCTTTCGTGTACCTATCTTGGCAAGGTCAGACGGAACTATTATTGATGGGCATTTACGGCTCAAAGCTGCAAGGAAATTAGGTGTGAAAGAAGTTCCAGTCATGATCGCAGATGACATGACCGACTTGCAGGTGAAGGCGTTTCGTCTTAGCGTAAACAAAATGGCAGAAATGGCAGAGTGGGATAAAGATTTATTGGATGTTGCTCTGGCCGAGCTTGAAGAACTCAATTTTGACATGGTTCCTTTTGGCTTTGATATTGCCGAAGAAGATGTTCAGTTACCAAAAAGCTTTTTGACCAGGCCATATGATAAACTTCATTTTCTTGCAACTGTTGATATAGGAGACATGGAACAATTAAGAGAGCTTGAGGAAATGTGTATCAAAAAAGGAATTGAATATGAAACAATGGGAAACTAAACATAGTAGCCATTTTTCAGAAAAAGTCAGGCTGAGGGTCGATGCCATTTCTGGGATAAAAACACCAACCATAAAAGTATTGGACGCATTTCATGCAGAGGGTGATATGTGGAAATCGGTTAGAAAACAGGTAAACCAAGAAATAATAGTAACCGGCATCGAGCTTGATAAAATAAAGAAAAGTTCCGATTTTGTAATAAAAGGGGATAATAAAAAGATACTTGGAGTTATCGACCTCTCCGTTTACGATGTGATCGACCTTGATGCCTACACATCGCCATACGAACAGATAAAGGTAGTACATGGAAATAAAACCTTGAAAAAGGGTACAGTTATAATATACACAAAAATAATGAATGGGTGGCTATTCAGTAAAAAGTTAATAGAGGAGATAATACCAAAAGCCATGATTAAGAAAATACCAACTTTTTTCTCTAAGTTTCGAGACGATGCATTTAGCTCATTTCTTTTCAATCTTGGGGTAAAAGAAGTAAAAGGATACAAGATAACAGAAAAAATGATCAAAGAATATCATTACTATGTCGTGAAATGATAGCAAAAACAATCATATGGTTGTATAATGTTTTATTAGATAAGACCTGAACCGAAAGGCAGGCACAGAAGGAGAAATACAATGAAAGATAAGTATAGGGTGATATACCAGCCAAGAGGAGCAGCAAGAGAGTATTCAGAATTAGCATTAAATTTATATAAAGGTTGTCCGCACCAATGTCTGTACTGTTATGCGCCCAGCTGTCTACAGAGAACCAGGGAAGATTTCAGCATATCATTTGGGCCAAGAGCTAAAATTATTGACTTAGTTCAAAAAGATCTGATAGAGATGAAGGATGCGAAAGACAAAAGGGTCGTTCTTCTTTGTTTCACCTGCGACCCATACCCGGGAAACTATGATGACAATGTCTACACGCAGCTGGCACTTGAGCTATTCAAAGCGTACAACCAGCCTTTTCAGTTGTTGACTAAAGGCGGGATGAAGGCGGCTAGAGATTTTCACCTATACAAAAAAAGTGATGCTTATGCGGCGTCGCTAACACTGCTCGATGAAAGCGAATCATTGAAGTGGGAACCATGCGCACCTCTGCCACTTGACAGAATAGCGTCATTACGAAAGGCAAAAGAAAAAGGAATAAATACATGGGTAAGTTTCGAGCCGGTAATAGACCCAGTCCAAGTATATAAAATGTATGAAATGACTAAGGATTTTGTCGACTTCTATAAGATCGGTAAATTGAATCACTATAAAAACCAAACTGACTGGAAATTGTTTGGGGAAACAATGGTTGAAAAATGCGAGAAGGACGGCAAAGGGTATTTAATCAAAGATGCCCTCAAAGCATTTTTGACATAGACCGTAAACCAAATCAGTCAGGATGTAAAAAAAACACCCTGACTGAGATTACAGCTGGACAGTTCCTATGGATAAAATTGAAAAACCCGTACATAAAAAAAGTGACGGCAGGAAAAATAACGGTGGTAAGCGGGATGGATCTGGAAGAAAGCCTGTTAAACCTACAGATGCAGAGCGCAAACAGGTTGAAGCTCTTTCTGGGTATGGTGTGCCGTTCGATCAAATTGGTGCATTATTTAGGGACGGGATTGAGGTCACAACGCTGCGGAAGTATTTCGGCAATGAATTGCTAAAAGGCAAAGCAAAAGCAAACTCTAAAATAGGACAGGGGTTATACCAAAAGGCAATTGGGGGAGACACCACAGCGATGATCTGGTGGTCAAAGTGCCAAATGGGGTGGAAGGAAACGAAGGTGACTGAGAATACAGGCAATTCGACAGCGGAAGCGCTTGCAGAAATTATGGAGATGTTAGATTGAGTATAGCTCTTGATAGACAGGTCGCAAGGTGGTATCCACTAATAGCACATCCTGTTCAACTGTCGCTTATGGGTGCCGTCGCGCGGGGAGTTAGATTCCCCGTGGTGCCAGCTGGTCGGCGCAGCGGCAAAACATGCAGATTTAAAAGGTTCCTGGCGAAAGAAGCGTGCAAGATAGAAAACGCAGACAATCTTTATTTTGCTGGTGCTCCAACTTATGGACAGGCGAAACTTATTTTCTGGGATGATTTAAAAAAACTCACATTGTCAGCATCACACGACAGACGTCCTTCTGAGTCTGAACTAAAGATTTATATTCCAAACGGCGCAGAAATACACATCATAGGTTTTGACAAGCCGGAACGTTTCGAGGGGGTCCCTTGGACTGGTGGCGGGATAGATGAAATCGGCAACATTAAAAGCGGCGCTTGGCAGTCAAACATTCTCCCAGCACTCAATACAGTAAATCCGTTAAAACCAAACTACCGCGCATGGTGTTGGTTGTTCGGTGTCCCGGAAGGATTAAACCATTTTTACGACATGGCGCAATACGCGGAATCCGCCGGAGATCCAGACTGGGAACTATTCCACTGGAAAAGTGCTGATATATTGCCAAAAGACGTTATTGATGCAGCAAAGCGGCAAATGTCGCCCAGACAATTTAGGCAGGAGTATGAGGCTGAATTTTCAACAGCCGCAGGGAGGATTTACGAAGATTATAGTACAAAAAATTATACAAATGATAAAATATTACCACATGAGCGCTTATTGTGGTATCATGATTTTAATTATACCCCTATGAGTAGTGGTATAGGCGTTCAACGTGGAGCCGATTTCTATCTCCTGGATGAAATAATTTTAACGTCAGCCGTTGCAAGGCAATCCGCTATGGAGTTTGTTGAGCGATATAAAAACCACGAAAACAAAAACGTTATAATTTACGGAGATCCTGCCGGACGCGCTGGCGAGAAACACGGTCATGCGTCCGACTTCACCGAAATTGAAAAAGTTTTGCGTGATGCATGTTGGATTTACGCTCGCAGGGTTAAACCGGCAGCACCATCAATAAAAGATCGGCAGAACGCTGTGAGGGCAAAGATCCAGAACGCAGCCGGCCACGTATCACTATATGTAAACGTTGTGGCCGCACCATACACGCACAAGGGACTGGCGACAGTTCAACTCAAAAAAAATTCTTCCTTTCTTGAAGAAGATTCTGAATATCAGCACATAACAACCGCGATTGGTTACATGATCGATCATGAGTGCCCAATACCGACGGCTGAATACAGCTATTCAACCGTTGGAAACAAACGTGAAATACAAAGAATACGGGGACGCTTGTAATGTCACAAATTTTAGACTATCGGGGTAACCCTGTACAGAGTAAGTTTTTAAGCAAAGAATTAGCCTCAACCTCACTTGCTGGTGTCCGAACTGTCTGGGACAACTCAACTGCAAACGGTTTAACCCCATACAGATTGGCCGCACTGCTGCAAGGGGCCGCCGCTGGTGATGCAAACGACTTCTTAACGCTCGCAGAAGAGATGGAAGAGCGAGACTTGCACTATAGGTGTGAGATTGGCAAGAGAAGGCTGGCTGTATCGTCGCTCCCGGTTACCGTAGAGGCTGTGAGTGATGAAGCTAAAGACGTTTCACTCGCAGACGAGGTGATGCTTTTAACCAAAAAATCAGGATTCCGAGGAATGCTGAAGGATCTTCTCGATGCTCTTGGAAAGGGATATTCTGTTGCTGAGATAATTTGGAATCGTGGGACTTCATGGACTCCTGAACGGTATGAATGGCGTGATCCGAGATTCTTCATATTCGACCGAGAATCACGAAAACAACTCAGGCTCATTGATTCGGAGAACATGGCAGAGGGGATTGAACTTGCACCATACAAATTTATCGTACACCTGCCGCACCTAAAAACAGGCATACCTATTCGAGGTGGCCTTGCCAGGGTGGCGGCGTTGTCGTTTCTGTTCAAAAATTACGCAGTGAAAGACTGGATGGCATTCGCTGAGGTTTTCGGCATGCCTTTACGACTGGGGAAATATCAGACAGGATCTTTACCAGCTGATGTAGATATTTTGAAAATGGCTGTTGCTAACCTTGGGATCGACGCTGCGGCGGTAATCCCAGAATCGATGCAGATTGAATTTATAGAGGCAGGTAAATCAGCAGGCTCTGGCGGATCTTCGCTTTTTTT